TACTGCATCATCCGTTGAGCCATCGTGGAACTGTTAGGATCTGATACAGGAATGACCTCGACCATGTCGTAGTCAGATTGTTTTACCTGACGGTCGTTGCCTTGTGGGTCGTACTCATACTCAGCAGGAGAGTAGTCCCTGATGATGCCTTTGAGCAGTTTAAACTCTTGCTTCATTGAATAATGAACACGGGCTTGGACTGCGCCCATGGTCTTCAATGTTCGCTCAAGTAACGCTAAAGTTGTACCGACCGGAGCATTGGCGCTCATGTCAGAGATCTTCATGTCTGAGATAGAACCCAGACGGCGGCCTTCTTCTGTGATCCTATCAAGCAGAGTTAACAAAGTGCCGCTTGGCTCTTTGTAAGGCAGCATCATGATGTTATCTTTGATAACACCGCTAGGAACATCAACGTCCCTAAATTCACCCGGCTGGATAGGTGTGTCGTCACCCTTGATACGAGCACCACGTGCTTTTAAGCCGCCGGGTAAGTTAGCTAACGTACCTGCGTCCACCAGTTGACGGATCAAAGATGTGCCTGCACGGGCGTAACCACCAATGATGTGGATCAGACCCATGCCGTAGAAACCAAAGCCGGGGATGTAGCAGTAGTCTACGAAATGTTGCCGTTTAGTCTTCTTAGCGTCGTCTTCTAGGTAGTTACGGCGGATGGCAAGAATCTTGTTTGTGCCACGATCAATCGTGATGACGTAAGGCAGGCCGATGCCTGTCTCTTCGCCTTCAGAATCTGTATCTTCAAAGCCTTCTAAGTCCCAGTACGCATGGACTTCCAAGAGTTGGTAGCGGTCGTCGTCTGTGGCTTTGTAACCTTGTTGGTCAGCCTTCTTCTTCTCAATGTCTGAGAGATGCTGGACAGGCTCACCTAGGTCTATATCCCGATAGAAACCGCTCACCTGTAGGCGACGCATTTCATTCTTGGTCTTACGCATCACATGGGTAACACGTTCTGCGTTCTGGAGATTAGAAGCACCGTACGGGACAATCATGTCTTCGGCAGGAATGAACACTGCGACCTGACGCTCCATGGCTGGATCGTAGTAAACCTTCTTAAATGCTGCGCCGGACAGACCTAAGGAGTACAACATTCGCTCATGTTCAGGGCGGTACTCAGGCATCTCCTCGGTAAGTTTGAAGTTCATGTCAGCCTGCACACGCTCGGCTGCTTCTTCTTTCAGGCGGTCAATTGCACCGATGATCTCTGTCTTAACAGGGCCAGCGGCAGGGAAGGTTTCCATGATGGACTCGGATTGGAACCGAATCGCAGCCTCTGTCAGGACTGTAGAGTAAACACCGCAGGCTCCATTCCATGGCTCCGTGCGTTCCTCATAATTAACGCCTAGGACTTCCAAGCCTTTGACAAAGCTTTCTGCCCAGTCTTTACGGGAAGCTATATCGGCTTCTACAAGTTCTACAAGCTCAGAGGCAATCTTGCCTAAAGCACCGTCGTCAAGGATTTCTGCGAGGTTGTCATCAAATTCGCTGTCGTATTCTGATTCCGGTTCTAGAATAATCTCAACGCTTTCTTCTTCAATGATGAGGGGATCGTCTAATTCAACGTCCACGCCAATGTCTTGAAGAAGGTCTGAAAGACCCATAGGTGCTTGGCTAATTGCTTTGTCGATACTCATTTGAGTCCTTAATAATATTCCATGCGTCTGCGATATACAGGTTCATCTGGCTCATCAGAATCGATGGATATGAACCCGCCTTGACGGAATCTCATCAAAGCTTGGCTTGAAGAGTCAACAAGGTCGTCATGATCGCCGTTGGGGAAGGAAGCCAGTTCATCCATCACTTCTTCAGCCCAACGAGTCTCTGGACACCAGACAACACCTGAAGCAAACAGATCGGAGATTGCGTTTACACGCGAGATCTTATCGTTTCCTTTGCCCGGTGTAAACTCAGACAGAGGAATGCCCATCTTACGCATCTCATAGATGAGCGGAGCACCTGCGGCTCTTTTCTCCACGATCAATGTATCTGGCTCCCATTCCTGATAAAGCTCCAAAGCCATCTTCTTAAGCTCTGGAAACTCCATGCGTTGTTTAAACGCATCTAACAGGATGATGTTTGGCCTCATGTCACCGGATTTGTTAGGGTGTTGGAAGACACCCCATGTTGTGCAGGCGGAATAGTCTGCGCGGTTGTTCTTTTCAAAGGCTGTGTCCCAGCTTTGGATGATGTAATCGCACTGCGGGGGTGTATCTTTGTCCCAAATCGTCCATTGTTCGCGCTTAATGATCGCGCCTTCTTCGGATGTGGGGTTCTGTTGGTACTGAGCTTCCCATTTAGCGACAGGTAATTCAGCTTTTAGCGCTTCTAGCGCTGTTTTTGACCAAAAAGCGGGCCATAAAGGCGTTCCAGAGGGCATGATTGCCGGAAAATCGATAATTTCCCACTGGTCTACGCCATCTTTTCCTGCGTTTTTGAGTATCTGGCCTGTCAAGTCTCGCTTTGACCACCTTGTCATCACAATAATGATGGCTCCGCCGGGCTGTAAACGCTGGCGAGGGCCAGATGTAAACCATTCATAGACATTATCAAACACCGCAGGGTTGCCTTGTTTGGCTTCCTGCTCCGAATGAGGGTCGTCAATGATTAAAAGATCGGCTCCTTTACCTGTGACAGCACCCCCAACGCCAATAGCGAAGTAATCACCACCCACGTGAGTATTCCAGCGACCGGCGGCCTTTGAATCGCTTGATAGCTTTGTATCAAATACCTTCTGATAGTTCTCTGAAGAGACAAGATTCCTAACCTTTCGTCCAAAGCCTGTAGCCAGTTCTGCGGTGTGTGCAGTCTGAATGATCTTCTTCTCAGGAAACTTACCCAAGAACCACGACGGAAGCAGATAAGAAGCAAACTCAGACTTGGTATGCCTAGGAGGCATGTTGATGATCAGGCGTTTCAGATCACCACGGGCAACCCTTTCAAAGGCATCTGCCATTATTCCATGGTGTTTGCCAGAGATAAAGATAGGCCACATCTGTTGGACAAAGAACAGGTAAGACTCCTTGCAGCGCTCCACACGATCAAACTCTAGGAGCTTTTGAACCTTGGCTCTTTCTGCGGGGGGAGCAGTATCGGCGAACGTTAGATAGGCTTCGATTTCTTTGCGGGTCAGCAGGCTCATAACGCAGCCATTTCTTTAACAGACTTATCTACCAGCTTAATGGAATGAAACTTGTACGGACGAACCGTCAGGTGGCCATCCTCTTTAAGGCGATGAATGATGCGATGCACATTCGACTTAGAACTCAATCCAATTCCTTTGGCAATAACTTCATAGGACGGAGGTACGCCATGGAGCCGAATATACGCCCTGATGAAATCTAGTACTAATTGCCTATGCTTGGTCATTGTGGTGAGTTTAAACGATAATGAGAACGTTCGCAAGCGTTTAAACGAAAATATATATAGGGTGGGGGTGGAGGATTTGGATTGGATAGGGGGGGTGTTTCTGTGGAAGATGTTTGGAAGAGTGGAATAGAGCGTAATAGACGGGCGGGGTGTCAGCAGCCACAGCGGGGGGTACGGGGGCGGTGGGTGACGCACGTCCACGCACATCAAACGGGTGGGGCATCATCACGTCAGCTTCTGTTTAAACGCGGTGGCTTGCACGTCTTGCACCGATGACCGATCCCCCTTGAGCAAGCGCAAGTGGCTTGCGAGTTCACGCTTGAGTTGGTCAGCAGTGACAGGCGCTTTGTCTTGAACATCGCTAGGTGTAAACAGGCCACAGGCTTTGCCCATGAGTTCCAGTGCTTTAAGTTGTGTGCTTGGTTGACTGTCTTTACTGAGTGCCAACAGTCCTTTCAGCACGTACCTTTTAGATGCCACTAAATCGTCAACCAAGTGCTCTATGGTTTCGCCCCAAGCTTCTTTGAGCAGTGCTTGAACCCTTGGATCCCTCATTAGCTTGTTGGCATTGGCTGATATAGATGCATCGCTCCCAGTGGAGTTCTTAAAGCCCTCCCTGTAGCTTTGACGTAGTGATTGCCCTCTGATGACCCCTTGCACAAAGGCCATGGCTGAAGGTGACAACGGTAAGCTTCTTTTGTGCTCTCCCGCTACTGGTAGACCATCCTTTCGCTTCCTTGGCTTAGGTGCATTCTTAGCTAGAGCATCAGCCAACTGTTTCGCTTCGCTCTTGGGATCTGCGCTCTGATCCTCCCATTGCCCCTCAGCCTCGGCCAAGGCCTCTCGATACTCAGCCTTTGTAGTCTTACTCATAAACACCGCCTCCATTTTGTGACTGACCAGTTTAATAAATGTTCACCCAGTCTAAAACGTGAACTGTTCGCATTATAAGTTATCCACAGGTTATTAGCCACAGGTTATCCACAGGCTAAGTTATCCACAGGGTTATACATAAGTTATACATGATTTGTACAAACGGCCTAAAAACACCCCAAAAATAGGGTAAACCCTATGCCTCTAGAATCGATTTAAAGGCCTCTAGGAGCGTCCGTTTTCCGATGAAGCCACTACCCCCTTACCCGCCCTCCGATCGCCTCACCTAGACGTTTTGCACTATTTTGGTGCATTAACTTTAGTATTACTTTTTGAGGCTGGAAAATGTAATGCTTTTTAGTTCACGCACCTAGAACTTACCAGTACTAATATAAATACAGTCAAAGGCCTGATGAC